ACCGGATGACGACCGAGGCCAACCTATCAGTTGGCTGAAGATACCAGTTGGCAACTACATCAGTTGCCGTCTGGAACAACTCTCCTTCGCCTTGATTGGCGACTGGAGAGCCCACGGCTACCACCTACCGGATCGTGCTGACGACGTTGAACTGTCGTGCAAGATATCGGTAGGGGAGCAAGTGGAACCGAGTCATGAGGGAGGTCCGAGAGGATTGGACTTCATGGCTCTACAGGGAGCGTTGGTGGTGGACTTGCTGCGCCTCTGCTTCACTGAGAAATGGACTCTCGGTGGGGATGACGATTGCGATACGTACGCGGTCCCTGATGGAACAGAGATCGTGATTCGTCACGTCCAGTCTGCCGGCAGTCGGACACGATACACTGCCACTCTGGTTGATGGTGGACTGACACCGGAGAAGAGGGCCGAGATTGAGAAGAGTCTCGGTATCGGAGGTGGGGTCTGAACTGACCCTATCTCCCCACCTCCCCCCCATCGTGGCACCTCCTGAAGCATCCTCCTATGCCGACCCTCGGCCTTCATCGGTACAGGAATAGATACAGTGACGGCGAGCCGTCGATAGGAGGATGCTTCGGAAGGGATGGAGGGGCTGGCTGGGGGAGGCTGGACTAGACGGCCCTCAGTGCGGTTCTCTGGGAGGTTCGTGACCAGATCGGTCCCGACCTACCGCCAACCCCTCCGAAGGCTGAGAATCATGCTCTGAGGCGGTTTCCCGTCAGTTAGAGTAAGGGACCAACGACAATGACACGGTCTGGGATTCCCGCAGAGTTGACAGTCAACCATCCTGTGCCCGCTCCTTGATGAGTGCCATCAGAGCCGTATCGAATGAGGTCTTGATTTGCTCTAGTTCAATCATGAACGCCAGAGGTTGGTTCGGGAGTGCGAATGCACCGGAGGATGAATCCTCGGTCCATGCGTTCACCCAGAGGTCGTTCACGATGATGTGACCCGGAGACAGAATCTCTTCCAGTTCGACGACATTCGACCACGTAGCCCAACCAATCTGTCGGTTGTCCTTCACCGTGGATCCTGCCACTCTTCCGGGGAGATTGACACCCTGCGTTGCTCCTAGTTCGGTTGTCGCCAACACCACCGTCGTCGTGTCGTTGTCGTACAGATTGTGACTGACCGAGTTCGGTCCAGAAGGCCAGACCTTCCATGACTTCACTCTCCAGTTCTTCTCAAAATCCATGTTGTTCAGAAGCAGTCGTTCCGGTCCTTCCACGGCGACGGACACTCCAGTGTGCCAGAGACATTCTCCACGGATCGTGTGAGTCTTCCCGTTCATCTCCGAGCCTCCCTCTGTGCCGTCTTCATGACTCTGCTCTGGTTCCATCCCTTCCGCCATTTCCCTGACTTCAGTTTGGCTCTCTTGTTGATTCTCCGAATCGCTCTGCCGACTCTCTTGGCGTGGGCTGACACCTTCCGCTTGACCTTCCTCTCAATCGGTTTTCCGAGTTTGTCTCCGACCGTAGCAGCCATCTCGTACGGGACTCCTTGCTGCTCAAGGAACGCTCGTATCATGAGACAGGTAGGACACACCATCTGAATCACTGCTGGGACAGACTGAGGGCCATTGCATTCGACTTGGTCATCTTCTCAGTAGTGCATTCCAGTATCACAGTAACGTATTGGTCACCGGGGAACTCAGTGCTTGCAGAGCCTCCCAAATACAGACTCTCGGTGGCGATTAGGTAGCCGTTGCTCCAGAAAGATGGCGAGAGATCTACTGTGTCAGTTACATTGCCGGGATAGTGGGCACCGAGTGGGGCTGCATACCCTACACCGGCTTGGGCCAGAATCCGTCCTGATGCAATGACAGCCTTGTCACTGGCCAGAACGATTGAGTTCTGAGATTGAGTCAGGAGTTGAAACTGAGCAGCGCCAACTGTCTCATCAGCGACGACGGTAGAAGTTCCCGCAGAATCAGACCAGACTACCTGCATCGAATGTAGACGCAATATGGTCCCTCCTGCAACGTCTATGAACGCTCCAAGATCTATCTCTTTCTCGTGATAGGCGTTCGTATTGCCTAGGTCTTTCGTGCTTCGGATGAAGAATGAATCCTTCGCCATATGCTAGCGGAGTCGAATGCAGTTAATGAACCTAGTGTAGATAGTAAACCAGCTGATTTGGGGACTGAAGGGCCACAGAGGTCATAACCCGATGCACACTCCGTAAACCGCCCTTTGGGGGGGCGGAGAAGAAGGAGACTGAGAAAAATGAACGAGATACTGAACCTGACCATAGCAATGACACTGGTCTGGTTGGTGGCACTGGGGCTGGCTAAGAAGGCACCACTGTTCACCCAACCGGATGACGACCGAGGCCAACCTATCAGTTGGCTGAAGATACCAGTTGGCAACTACATCAGTTGCCGTCTGGAACAACTCTCCTTCGCC